ACCGTCGACGGCCTTCACCTCAGACACATGTACACCTTTGGTCTTGCAGATGTCAGCCAATACCGAGGTCTTCGAGATAAGGTTGCCCACCATGATAAAGCGTCCGCGGCCTACGTCAAGTGCACCGAAAAGGGCTTCCTTCACCCAGTCCGTCATCTCGCGCACGCGGCGTGGGTTACGGCAAAGTTCATCATCATCGAGGTCGTCGATGACGATATAGTCAGGGCGGGCCTCACGCTTTCTCAAACCACGCGGTGACTGTCCGCGTCCACACGCCAGGAAATGCACTCCGTCCTTGGTAGTGAACTCTCCTTCCGTCCAGTCGCCCATTGACATCTGTTTTCCATAATCGGCGATGATACGCTTGTTGTACTGGAGCTCCGCCTGAATGTCGCCAAGGAGTCGGTTTGCACTGTCCTCAGACTTGCCGACAACGACCATGAAGTCAATCAGACGTTTAGGCTGGAACATCAGCCACAACGGTGTAAAAATATCCATGTGTGTGGACTTGGCATGTCCTCTGGGCCATTTGAATACCGCTTTTAAATTAGGCGTGTTCTTCACTTTCAGTGCAGCAGCATTGTGAAAGGGTGCATTGTGTACGATGCGCACGACTTTACCAGTGACCTTGTCACGCTGTTGCAGGAAATGCGGGAAATAATACTCGCAAAAGGCGGCATAGTCCTTTTGCAGTCTGCGGATACGCCGCTCTTTCTCAACGGCCGTCTCGCGGACGAGGCTCCGGGTATCGGTGATGCTCTGTATCTGCCGGCAGTGTTCCTGCCACTCCAGCTGCATCTGTTTGAGTTCTGCAATCGTAGCCATACTTGTTGTGTATTATAATGTAGACGGGTTCTGCATACGCTCCATGAGGAACTTGTTCTGATACTTATTAATCGCCTTGATGAGTTCGGGGGTAATCTCCGGGTCGTAGGAGGCCTGGTCCTGTATCCACCGGTTGAAAGCCATGAACACCTCTATAGCGTCGATGACGTTCGCTTTCTTATCAAGTTTCTCTATTGTTGATGAGAGCTTGGACAGCTTGTCAGCTAATGAACCGACAAGTGTAGGATCATTCGATTTGTTCACATTCTCTATCATTCCATCAATGGTGAGCAAGAGTTTGTTCACTAATTCAGGACGCGAGATATTCTTTGCGGCACGCGCTTCCTTCCACCCCTCCGTGTTGGCCCACCTGGAGACGGTGACGCGCGATACGTCTACTTTGTCGGCAATCTCATTCTGCTCCATTCCCGACAGATAGAGTGACCGGGCGAGCGATTTTTTCTTTTCAGTTTCTTTTGTCATTTCGCTATAATAATGTTTGAATTATGCCTGCAAAATTGGTCTAAAATATTGACACTTAAAAGAAAGTGTGCAATGCTTGCATACTATACTGCAATGCTTGCACTGTTATTTGCTCTGCTGTGGATTAACTTGTAATATTGCAGCATCAAATTTTACAAAACGATGGGAAAAAGAGTAAGAATTTCAAATGAAAGCCTGAACTGCTACGGCTTTCGCGTACTGACAGCAGGCATTGATGTGGAACAGTACAAGCGAAACCCCGTACTTTTATATATGCACGAGCGCGGCAATGTCGTTGGCTACGTGAAAGACCTGAAGGTGGAGAACGATGAGATAACGGGAGAATTGATGTTCGACTGCGCTTCGGAACAGAGTGAGCGCTGTCAGAAGCAGTTCGAGTTCGGCAGCCTTCGCATGGTCAGTGCAGGGCTTGAGATTATTGAGACCAGTGAAGACCCTGCCTTATTGGTACCGGGACAGACTCGCCCGACACTCACGAAGAGCAGCCTCTTCGAAGTCAGTGTGGCCGATATCGGGGCCAATGACGACGCTATCGTACTCGAAAAAGACGGAAAGCGAATAACTTTAAGTAAGGACGGAACCTGCGGGCTCCCCCTTATCAATCATAATAACAATCAAAACAAAAAAGACATGGAACAAAAAGTCATTGCCCTGCAGTTAGGGCTGCCGGAAACGGCAACAGAAAAAGAGATTAGCGAGAAGTTGGTCCAGCTGAATACCCTTCAGCAGGAGAACGAAACCCTGAAGGCGGAGAAACAGAAACTCAGCGAAGCACGTATTGTACAGCTGGTTGACACCGCTATCGCGGAGAAACGCCTTGACGCACAGCACAAGGAGCAGTTCGTGAAGCTCGGTGGACAAATTGGTGCAGAGGAATTGGAAAAGACCCTTCAGGCCATGAAGCCACAGGTGAAGCTGTCGGCGATGCTGGGCCATCACGGCGGTGCACCCGAACCGGCCGGCGAAAAGACTTACACGAAACTCAGCGAGGTACCGGCTGACGAACTTGTGAAGCTGCGTGCCGAGAATGTGGAGGAGTATAAGAAGCTCTACGAGGCCGAGTACGGCATGAAATGCGAACTTTGAAAGGCAAAGAAATAAAAGTAAGAAAGTAAAAGTAAAAAATGAGTAATATGAAGAGATTAGTTATGAAATTGATGATTGCATTGCTGGTCAATGTGATTGTCGGAGGTTTGATAGCCTTAGCTGTAGGCGTTGCACCTTGGATTGGCGCGGTGGGATTGAATGTGATTGCCATAGCTATAGGTGCATGTCTGCCGAAAGACGTGCTGCGTGCAGGTGTCTTCACCGAAATTTGGACGGGCGAGTTGGTAAAGTCGCTCCGCGGTGGATTGGAAGGCTCATGGCTGGATGGTGTACCCGATCAGAGTTCTATTGTCGATAACGACGTGATACACTTGGTTGATGTAGGTGTAGACCCCGATGTGCTCATCGATAACACGACCTACCCGATTCCTCTGCAGGCGCTTGACGATGCGGACATACCCGTGAAGCTGAGCAAGTTTCAGACCAAGGTAACGCCGATTACCGACGATGAGCTCTATGCGGCAAGTTACGACAAGATAGCGCGCGTAAAGGAAGGTCACAGCAATTCGATAAATGATGGGAAGTTCACCAAAGCGGCTCATGCGTTGTGCGCTCAGAAGAACACCGCCAAAACGCCTGTATTGACAACAACCGGTGAACGTGATGCGGAAACCGGTCGCCTCCGTCTATCCCCCAATGATCTCGTGGCAATGAAAAAGGCACTGGATAAACTACTGGTACCTTCAAGCAACCGCCGCCTCGTGCTTTGCCCCGATCATGTGAACGACCTATTGCTCGCCAGTCAGAACTTCCGCGAGCAGTACAACATCGACCGTGCCACAGGCAAGGTAGGTAAGCTCTACGGCTTTGACATCTTTGAGTATGCCAACACACCACTCTATACAAAAGGCGGCGAGAAGAAGAATTTAGGAACAACGGCAGATGAAGGCGAATTCCAATGCTCATTTGCATTCTACACTCCACGTGTGTTCAAGGCCACCGGTTCAACCAAGATGTATTACAGCGAGGCTACAACCGACCCGCAGAACCAAAGGTCGTTAATCAACTTCCGGCATTACTTCCTTTGCATGCCGAAGAAGACAGATGCTGGTGTCGTAATAGTAAGTGGCTATAAGAAGAATCCATAATGAGTAAACCGATGCGATATCTCGTCATTCACTGCACGGCTACCCCGGAAGGGCGTGAGGTGAGCGCGGACGAAATCCGTCGCTGGCACACTGCGCCCATCAGTCAGGGTGGTCGTGGCTGGAAGCAGGTGGGCTACACGGATATGGTGCACCTTGACGGCCGCGTGGAACGATTGGTGGATAACAACGAGGATGCGCAGGTTGACCCGTGGGAAGTGACCAATGGTGCTGCAGGCTATAACAGCATGAGCCGACATATTGTGTATGTGGGTGGCTGTGACAAGGCAGGGAAACCTAAGGACACGCGCACCGAGGCACAGCGTGAGGCATTGAAACGCTATGTGGAGGACTTTCACGCGCGGTTCCCGCAGGTGAAGATTGTGGGTCATCATGAATTGAATCCTGGCAAGGCGTGCCCAAGTTTCGATGTTCCAACTTGGCTGCGCTCGATAGGTATCCGACAAGTTTAACGATAAAAACCAACGACAATGGCAGAGACTATATTCCAAATTCTGCAATGGGCTCTCCCCGCGGGCAGTATCGGTGCTGCCATTGCGTGGATTGCGAACCGCCGTTTAAGGACGGTGGAAGAGAAGAAGAAAGTAGAAGACACCTACAAGCAAATGTATGACATGGTGAGTGCAGAGCTTGTAGGTCTCCATAAACAAAACCGCATCAATTATGAAAAGATGGAAGAACTGCGTGGCGAGAACGACAAGACACGCCGCGCCCTCAACCGCCTCTCGCGGGCTATCGAGGCCATTCAGCTGTGCCCTCATCGCGTTAACTGTCCTGTCAGCGGTGAGCTGTCGCTCAGTGAAGACGGCGACAAGGGAAAGCCGCACCGCGGAAAGTCACGCACAGAAGGAAACGACACGACAGATGGCCAGCATCGCACGGTGGCAGCAGCAGGTAATGGTGCCCGAGTCGCGGGTGACGCTAAGCGTGGCTGAAGATAGTCTGTCACGATTACCAGCAGGTGCAGGCTACACCGCTCGCAAAGGACAGGCACACGTGAAAGTGAGCCGTCGCCCCTCAGCAGACAAGGAAAGCCCTGCGCAAATCATCATCGAGGCGGGATGTGATAGTTTGGAAGTGCAGTGCGCACGCTATGAGCAGCGCATCGAAACGTTGCGACAGCAAATTCAGACGCAGCACAAGCGGCGTTCAAACACTGCTCAAATGCAAAAAGAAACGCATTTCTATGACCTACGAATACTCTTCTTCGCCTATATAGCTGGGGTGGCAACCGGCATAGTATTAATTTTAATCATAAAGAAAAGAATATGGCAAAAAGTGTTTTAGACGGAACCAACCTCATTCTGAGTGTTGATGGTAAGGCCCTCGGTTTTTCAACGGGCTGTAAGGTAAGCACATCGACCGAGACAGGTGAGCGTGTGACCAAGGAAGCCGCAAGCGGCAAGTGGAAGGAAAAGTATGTAAAGAGCTTTTCGGAGAGTATCTCTGCTGATGGTTGTGTGTTGACCGATGGTGACGATGATATGCCTACCTACGATCAGCTGAAAGAGAAAATGTTAGCAGGTGAGCCCATTGATGCCGCCTATGGCCTGCGCGATGGCGACAAACGCACGGGCAAGTCTGCCGGTGGCTACAAGGGCAAGTATATCATCACGTCGCTTGAGCTTGAAGGTCAGGCCGGCGACGATGGCAAGTATAGCCTGAACTTGGAGAACTGCGGAAAAGTAGAGAAACAGGGAACAGGTTTGACAGACGCAACGACACCCAAGCAGGGTGGCGGCGGTGGTGGTCATTCATAACATTCACAAGATTACGTTATGAAAAAGCAAATCTTAAAACTGACGGTAGGCGGACGGGAATATCCCTGCCGCGTGACCATGGGCGCGATGGTGCGCTTTAAGCGTGCCACAGGCAAAGATGTGAGCCAGCTCAATCAGAGCGACATCAGTGAGCTTGTGCAGTTCATCTATTGCTGTGTGCAGAGTGCGTGCAAGGCTGACGATGTGGCGTTCGATGTAGACTCCGAAACGTTTGCCGACCTGCTCGAGCCCGACAGCCTCAATAGCTTCTATGCACAGATGGGCAACGCCGAAAAAAAAACGACGCTGAAGGCTCGGGCGTAAGCATTGAAGAGCTGCAAGGTATTGCGTTGGGGTGCATGGGAATGAGTTTGAATGACTTCTGCCGGTGCACCCCTTCCGAATTTCAAGCAGCATGGCAGGCGTGGCACGAATGGCATGAGAACGAGCAGCGTGGCGAATGGGAACGCTTACGCATGGCTTGTCTCTGCATGCTACAACCCTACAGCAAGAACACGCTCTCACCCCGCGATGTGATGCAGTTCCCGTGGGAGGAAGAAGCGAAAAAGCCACAAGAAGAAATCAGTAATGAGGAATTGAAGCAGCGCTATAGGGAAGCTAAGGCGGCTGCAGGATTGAAATAAAAAGATTATTAAGCAACAAAACGAAAGGAATACCAATGGCAAAGGCCGTAGAATTTCAAATAAAACTCAAGAGCGTTGATGGTGGGGTACTGAAAACCCTCACTGTGGAAGCGACCAATTTTGAAGATGTGTTGTCGCAGGTGGGCGAAACAGCTCGCCAAAGCGGTGAGCAGCTCAAAGCCATGGCTTCGAAGAGTTTGCTGTTGGAGAATGCCACAGGGGCTATCGATCAGCTACGCGGCATGATAAAAGGTGCTGCCGAACCTTTCAATAGTTTTGAAACGGCCATGCAGGGTGCCAATACCATGGCGGGCAAGAGTGGTGAGGACTTTGATGCACTGAAGGATAAGATTGTAGAACTGAGCAAGAATATCCCACTTGCCCGCGAACAATTGGCCAATGGCCTTTATCAAACCATTTCAAATGGCGTGCCCGAAGACAACTGGATAGCCTTTTTGGAGCAATCAAGTAAGGCTGCCGTGGGCGGTATTGCTGACCTTGGGCAAACAGTGACCGTCACTTCAACCCTCATCAAGAACTACGGACTAAGTTGGGATCAGGCAGGAGCCATCCAGGACAAAATACAGATGACGGCCAAGAATGGTGTGACGAGCTTTGAACAATTAGGTCAGGCTTTGCCCCGCGTCAGTGGTAGTGCTTCACAATTGGGTGTGTCAATGGACGAGTTGATGGCTGTCTTTGCCACGACAACAGGTGTAACGGGTAACACAGCCGAAGTTTCAACGCAGTTGGCTGCCGTATTGAATGCCTTAATCAAGCCCTCTTCCGAAGCCACACAGGCAGCCGAAGCGATGGGAATAGGCTTCAATGCTGCCAGTGTGAAGGCTGCTGGTGGTCTGCAAAATTTTTTAGTGGGCTTGGATGCCAGCATCAGTCAGTATTCGGCCAAGACGGGACAACTGAAAGAAACCATCTACGGACAACTCTTTGGCAGCGCCGAGGCCTTGCGTGTGTTAGGCTCATTGACAGGCGAACAGAAAGACAAGTTTGCCGAGAACATTCAGGCAATGAGTGATTCGGCAGGCACTATTGACGAGGCCTATGAGCATATGGCGAGTACAGGTGAGAGTACAAACCAGATGATTAAGAACCAAGTGCAGTCTATGCTTGATTGGGCTGGGAGTATTGCCAGCAGTTCTGCTCCTTATATGGAATGGATAGCCAACACGGGATTGGCTATGATGGCAATGGTACAATTAAAAACAGGCATCTCGGCTGTTATTGGTGGACTGCGAGCGTTGGATATAGCCACCAAGGCGCATGTAGCACTATCGAAGGTTGTCGTGGTGGCCACCAATGCTTGGAAGGTGGTGCAGACAGCCCTGAATGTAGTCTTTTCCATGAATCCAATCAGTCTTGTTGTATTGGCTGTTGCAGCTTTTATCGCTATCCTCTATGAAGCTTACGAGAACTGCGAAGGTTTCCGCAAAATATGCGACAAGGTATGGGCTGCAGTCAAAGATATAGCTACTGCTGTTTGGGATCACTTGGTAAAGGCTTTTGAGAAAGTGAGTGTCGTTGTTAAGGCTGCATGGGAATGGGTAAAGAAGTTTTTCGGCATCAGTGATGGTAAGGACATAGAAAAAAAGACGAAGGCTGTCAAGGAGAACACCAAGGCACAAAAGGAAAATGCACTTGCCGCCCTCATGGCCAATCGTGCACAAAACGGCGGGAAAGATAGCGGCGCTGCAAAGAAAAGCAAGAAAACCAGCGAAGACCGCTATAGTGGAAAACATCTCATCGCGAATGCCAGCAGCTACAAAGAACTCGGGAATAACATTCAATTCTATCAAAATAAGCTCGAGACAACCAAGGCATCAGAAAAGAAAACACTTGCTCTCTATGCCGAAAAGATTGCCTTACTGCAACAGCAGCAACAGGCCATCAAGGCCGTGGAGGAACAGGCAGCACGACCAAAGGAGCTTAAGACGTTAGAAGATATCGACAAGGCTATTAGCTATCAACAGGACTTGCGCAACAAGGCAACCTTAGACCAAGTGGCGGGTATCGATGAGGAGATAGCACGTTTAAACGACCTTAAAACAGCGTTAGAACAGCATGCACACAGCAAGGTGGGCGTGGAACAAATCAAAACCTATAAACAGCTGGACGATGAACTGCAATATTATTCGGGCTTACTCAAGACGGCCACCGACTCCGAGCGCGCTCAAATACAGCAGCAGATTAATGCGCTTGGTGATTTGAAAAAGCAGTGGGATGATACGCTGGCTGCCCTGAAAGTGCCTGAAGATATCACACGGCTCCACACGAT